ATAAATCCCAGGCCGTAGATAAGTCAAAATGTGAAAACGTGTTAGGGTTGCCAGCTCTTCCGACATACATAATAGTGCCGTCAGGATTAAACGTAACCGAATACACGCTGTTCCCGTGAGGGGTAGACGACAACCTTAGATAAGCGGTTGCGTCAGCGGACATAGTAGACAGATCCCAAGCCGTGGTGCAGGTATATTCCTGAACCTCATCTCTAGAATCACCAGATACAAAGAACTTCTTTCCATAGGTAGCCGTGTCGTTAGGATCATTAGCAACGTGCATACCGTACAATGCCCCTTCAAACCCTGCGCCACCAATAGCCGCAGATCCAGCAAGGTCTACACTGGTCACTGTTGCCGTAGATGCAATAGAGCTTAAATCCCAGGCTGTAGGTAAATCTACAGACTGAATGTCGTCGCGGCCATTACCAACCATAAACAGCCTGGTCCCATCTGGCTTAAAAAACAAATCTCTTGGGTGTCCTTCACCAAACGCAATCTCAACACCGCTTGTGCCAAAAGACCCTACACCAATAATCTGCTCGCTTCTTGCCAACCAATTCCTTGGGTCTTCGGTATCTACATAAGAAGATGAAATACCATCAATCCCTACATCTCCTGGCTCCCACTCGCTGTCAGCGTTGTTCCATACCAAAGCCTGGCCATCAGTAGGAGCAGCAGTGCTGGTGTCTACATCAGACAGATCATCTATACTGGCCGCTGCTATTCGAGCGTCAGCCTTAGCGTTTGTGTACCCCTCTTTGGCTGTGTTGGCTGCAACCGCGCTGGCATCGGTATAACTAATTTTAGCATTGTTCGATGTAATATCTGAGGCTTGTTGCGCGGTAATACCAACCTTCGCTGTGTTAGCCGCTACCGCTGAATGGTTCTCTACCCTGGAGTCTGTGTAGTACAGATTTGACGAGCCCTCTGTGAGGTTGTCTGTATTAGAGGTCGAGATATCTCCAGCTGGGCCTTGGATACCTTGGACCCCCTGAGTGCCCTGCGGGCCTGTAGCGCCTGTATTCCCAGTATCTCCCTTGTCACCTTGGGGTCCCTGCGGTCCAGTGGCGCCACGCTCGCCTCTTTCTAAGCTGACCGTGAGCTTTGCCATTACGCAGTGATATCATCGTTTACAGTAAAGCTGCCCTTGAGGACCGTAGTGGTCTTATTGTTTACGGTATACTGTAAGTCGTAAGTGTATCTTCCAGATGGGAAATTAGCCATAGTATCAGCTGTAGCCCTTACGGTTACGTTCCCGCTATTGTCAATATCTTCAAAAACAAAGCCTACGTTGCCAGAATTGTCGGTACCTTTTGCTTGATCTCCTTTCGAGAGAGTCCCAGCTATGAGTGCCCCCCTTGTGTTTGCTGTTTTTTTAGGGGATCGAACCTGCATAAAGAAATCATACTGATCAGTCAACAGGGCGATGTTGCTTCCAGCGCTATCTTTGAAATTTAAAGAAAGCTCAAACGTATCGCCTTTTCTGCAAGTAATATCTAGCTTTTCAGCTACATCTAAATTAGCTTTTGTTGCCATTTTAATCCAGTAATGAGTTTACAATATTGTCTACGCTGTCACCAGGATCGGCTAGCTCACCTCGCTTGCCTTGGCGCTGAGAAAGCAGTTTGCTTTGCTCAGAAGCTTGTTTTTCCACCCTTTCGTCTTTCCTGTTCTCTTTAAGGACTTCAAGTTTTTCCTTAAATTCTTGATCCTCTGTTTTAAAGCCAAGCGTAGCCTGCGCCTTAATCAGTTCAATTTCTTTTCTAAATTGATGCCTTACTTGCTCTAGCTGAGCCTCCATCTGGCTCTTAAGTTGCATCTTTTTTAATTCCATCTCCGACTCCATCTGCATTTCCTGAATCTTTACCTGAGAGGCAAACTGAGCGGCCTCTTGAGCTTGCTGTTTTTGAAGTTGAGAGTTTTGAGCGGCAGACTCTTGCATCTTCTTCAATCTTTTATTCCTTCGAAGAATAAGCAGGCGCTCGGCCTGGTTAATGTCCTTCATCCCCCTAATAGCAATAGCGTCTTCAATATCTATTTCTTTCTGCTGAAGGGACATTTGTATGTTTTGCTCTAGGTATGACCTATCCTTATCCTCCATTTCTTTAACAACCTGAACGCCAAAATTATACATAGGCAAGTCTCTAAAAGAGGAAAGCACCGCCATATTTTCTTTTCCGATAGCGTTTTCATAAACTTGAAAAAGAACAGACTCCATGGGTAAGATTTGAATACACTTTACGATATCCTCGCAAACCTTTTTGAATATAATCATAGAGGCATTGGTTATATCATATATAGCGTTGTTGCCAGCGGCAATAGCGTTCTGCTGGACGCCAACAAGTGTGTCGCCTTTTGGCGTTGATGCGTCCATCATCTCGTTAATACCCGTTGTATCACGGATCATACGGAGGTAATGATTGTAAAGACCAATTAGCTCGTTAATATTTCGGATGCTATTTCCTATCTCTCGCACGGGAGGGTTCTGAAATCCTCCTTCTGGGTTTTTACTTCTATAATAAAAGACGCCCGTTTGCTCATAAATATCATGCAGGTCCAAAGGTTGAAGCTCTCCGCCCTTTCCGAGTTGCACATTCTCCAAACCCTCAATATCAATAATTAAACCGTCAGGCTTGGCTTTTGCTATAGACTGCTGGATCTTTAAGTGGGTAAGCTGAAGCATGTCGGCAAACCCAGTGCAGCTATCTACCATTGACTTCGGTATCATTCCGCGAATGTTGGTCGCCACAGGAGAGTAAGACATCCGAGCTTTTGAAAGATCGTGAATGTTTTTAGGTATGTTTGTGCACATACCGTAGTTAAACAAAATGTCACAACCGCTATCGAGAACGTAACTACCTTTATAAACGGTTGTAACATCCATCATGCTGGCCTCTTCATTAAACACGTTTCCTTTAACGTTGTCCATTAAAAAGCCCTTCATAAAGAAGTTTGTTTTCCCGTATTTGTTTTGCTTTTCTTCGAAATATATGCAATCAACCGAAAGAAACTCAAAATCCAGCACGTCAACCATGTACTCGTCGTACCCGTATTCTTGACGCATCATCCGTTTATTATAAGAGTGGCTGTTGAACGAGCCAGAATCGTTTCCGTCTCTGTTTTTTACGGCTTTCGCAATTTTTTCAAAATCCTCTTCCGAAAGCTCATGGCCAGCAATCCTTTTAAGTTCTTCTATTGTTATGGTTTTTATATGCCCAGCATAAGTAAGATCGTTAAGACCTGGATCCTCCGTGTAACTATGGATAAACCTACAGGGATCAATGTATTCTGTTTTAATACCCTCATTGGGGTCGTTTGATCGTTTTGCTACAGCTATACCTAGAGAGACCAAATCGTGCACACATCGCCTAAACACATTATCATTAAAGCTGTTCCAGGAAAGCGTCATGTTGGTGCCTATCTGAGCGGCAATCTCAGCGTCGGTTTTAATGTTGGTACCTATTAGAATTTCCGCCTCCTCAAGAGAATCTGGAAGATTATCAGGGTCTTCGTCAATTACAACCCCAGTGCTTTTCTTTAACTCTTGGAGTGTTTTTTTTGCCTCAATTTGAAGCTCAATTCTGCGCTTCTTGTTGTTCTTTTCTGAAGAGGATAAAGGGTCTACGGCCTCTAGATTCGGGTATGGCTCCCTAGATAGTATTTTATTCGCCACTATTCTAACAAACTTAGGAAGAATGGGAACTGGAGTATAGTCCAGGTTCAACAAAGTTCCGTCGCCGTCGTTTGGGTTTAGGGACCCTAAAAGCTTCTTGTAAATACTTGTTTCCTGCGTACCATTAGCATAATCTCTGTTTCTTTCAAAGATTTTATTTCTCTTTCCGTAAAGCGAAGTAGCCTGAGTAATTTTACCCCACTGGGATTCGATTGCCTTAGCGTACTCCAACCCATATGCCTTTGATTGTTTTACATCGGTGGTGGCCAAAGGGTCTGGAAAAGAGCTTTTACGTTTGTTGTTGGTGTTGTGCATGTTTTATGGTCGCTCTACGCATATTCTGCAAATATAGCAAATACATCCTAGACCTTATATTTTCTAAAAAACACCTTTTCGTTGAAATCAACTCTAGGCTTTTCTTTTGTTTTTTGAGCCGCAAGCAAAGCCAATCCTGAGCTTATCGTCAGGTCAAACTTAGTTCTTTTGTCGATCTTGAAGCCTATCCAGTCCTCAAGGGTTTTATTAAAGTACATGTTCCCCGTCTCCCCTGTCTCGTGATTGACTCCAACGCTTTCATGAATGTACTTCTCGATAGCCTGAGCGTGAGACTGTATAACATCTTGAGAGTTTGAAGGAATACCCTTTGTCTTTACGTTGACGTGAGATGACGAGCTCATTAAGTGCTTTGGGCGATCCATTAAGTAGCCGTCATAACCTCTTGATTCAAAGTATCTTGCGATACCGTACTTATTGTTTTCTATAAGTAATGGGTAGCCGTAAAAAAAAGCACACATCAATACATCCTCATAGAATATGCTTGCTAGGTCTGGCCGCGAAGCATACTCTACTACGAACATTTTTGAAGGACGATTCAGGCTAAACTTATTATACATGTGTAGCGCCCCTTTCGATCCTCTGCCGTCTACCGTGGCATCCAAGTCGTAAGAGTCGACCCCTCCACATCCGTAGTTGGTAAATGGGGGAACCTTTTTGCCTCGCTCTTGGCGGACCACGTTTCTTTCGCTGGGGTCTGGCATCCAGCTAACTCTAAACCTACCGTTAGGGGTTGGAGAGAATACAACTTCTTTGTCCTTTTCCTTCCATGTAAAATTGCCCACCACCACGGGGTTAGGGTATAGTTCTTCGTTGTATTCAATCTGTTGGTAGATCTTGCCAATGTTAAACAGACTGCCTTCAATGCTATCTCTAAATGCTTCGTCTTCAGTAAACGGAAACTGACGGGTCACCTCGTTTAGCTCAGACGGGTTGTCTTTAAAGGATTTTCGCTCATTCTTAAGGTAAGACTTACTTCCATAGTCAATATCTTCTCCGTCGATGCCTTTTATGACACCATGTATGTGTACGGTTTGGGCGGGGTCCTCAACAACGGGGTTTCCATGCTGATCAAAAAACCCTTCTAGCGCTTCGTATGCAGGAATGAATATGCGATACAATCCAGACCTTGTTCTATCGTTGTTGTTTCTGTCGTTAGGATCAGAATCGTACCACAAACCTTTGTACTCCTCTCCGCCCTTGTTCATAGGGTTTACCGTACTGCCAACTAAAGCTTTTCCTACTATGCGCTTACCGACGATCAAGCATGTACGTTCAACGCGCCAGGCTTCACGGATATCTGTGGGCTTTTCCCATTTTCCAGCCTCGTCGAGGTACAGTATATGTAGCTTTTCACCGTCATACGCATTGTTAGTGGTGTTCTTCCAGTTGATAACAGTGTTCAGAGCATCTCCTTTAAATGACGTTTTGTTGTTTTTCGTGATTCGCTTTGAAGGCTCACGAAAAGCTAACTCCATGCGGGGATTCGTAGTACCGTCCTGAATAGGTTTGAAAAAAAAGGGGTAACCCCTAAAAATAAAAACCACCTTCTTCATGAAGATGTTTTCCTGAGCATCTTTACCAGTTTTTGATTGAATGCCCAGCAGCTTTTCTTTAACTTGACTAGCTTCATCCACAAGCACAGCAGAACATATATTAGTGTAGCCAGAACGACGACACTTAGTATATAACTGACCGAAACAACGAGGATCAGCCTCGCACGCAGCCATGTGAAGAAAGATTTCTTTTTGGAAATTAAGGTATGATGGATATCCGACATCAATTTTAGACCATTGAAGAAACATATAGTGCCTCCCTGTAATATACGTAGGTTCCCCATTATTGTAAAACCATACACCGTCGCGCCGACGCTGAAACTCTTGCTCGATGTAAGAATGAAACTTTTTTCGAAACTCGGCAGGTTTTTCGAGCCACTCATCCATACTGCGAATCCTAAGCAGCTCTTCGGGCATAGCTGTGCGCTTCCACATTTGCATTGCCTTTGGGAGGTCATGGAAGAGAATTTTAGATCGCTTTGGTTTTTTTGGTAAGACAACGAGTAACCCGTGGAGCTCGATAACCTCTCCCTCTGTACTGTTAGGGTCGATTTTAATACCTTTAGTCTCATACCCTTTTATGTCTATCAAACTGGACATTAAAAACTCTGGCCATGCCTATTCATTCTCCCCAATGATGGAACTCCTTTTTTAGGGTTTTTTAGCTCCATTTGATTACCGCAATCGCACTGACCTTCAGGATAATAGACATCCCCGTTTCTAAACTTCACGCTTAAGGTCTGAACCGACTTTTCAGCCTTACATTTTTTGCAAATTAGATCTGGCATTTTTTTTAATTTAATTGGTACACCCGACAGGATTCGAACCTGTGACCGTCTGCTTAGAAGGCAGATGCTCTATCCAGCTGAGCTACGGGTGCATATATTTACCTTTAGGTAACCCGCTGTATTGTCTTGATTGTCAAAGTTATAGTCTTCCCAGTAAATAAGCCCGCTGGGTTTATTTAGAGAAACGCTCTGCGAATCCACCTGAGTAGTCTTTTTGTTGTTCGATTTCTCCATTACTTTTGAGTTCTTTAACCATTTGTTCTAGCCTCTGGCGCTCCACCAAAAGCTCTTTGCAGTCAATAGCTGTTTGCTTTATGGATTGGAGCTCAGCCTTTCTAGAAGAGCCACCAGCCTCAGGATCAACAGGCTTTTTAATCTCTTCGATCATATTATCGATAGCGATCTCCATACTATTCATAAGCCTTTCGGCGGCGCTTATTGTAGTAAACCTTTTACCTCTCGACATACATCAAATCTTCTGCGCGGGTACGGTAATATTCCTTCCCGTCGATTTTGATTCTGTAGTCTCGGTTTTCCTTGAAGCCAACCACGTCTCCTGGCTTTACACCAAGTTCTTCAAGCCAAGCCGCTTTAAAAGAGACCACCCCTTTCGTGACAGGCTTCTCCTTAAGTCTAATAACGTCGAGAACACCAGACTCTTCCTCTTGTTTTTCTTCCACTCGTTCGAGAAGTGACCAGCCCGCCAGAGGATGTAACCTCCCAGTCTTTGCAGACTTGTAAGCAATAGCCTGGTTATTAATGGTATGATTAGGATCGTACCGTACAACATAGTGATCATCCTCACCAGTAAGAGGCTGGCCATCGTTAACAACAACAAGATGATGGAAGTAAAGAGTGTCACCCACCTCGACTCCATGATCGTATTTAAACGGGACCGCAACAACTGGGCCTTCCGTGGTTCTGTTTTCAAACTCATTAAATCTAGTATCTATATAAAGCTCTAATCCACTCTCCGTGGTTATGCTGTCGTTTAGCTTTTTCTCTAGCTTAACAACAAACAAATCAAAGGTTTTCATTAATTAAAAATTTAAGTCAAATTCAAGGACGCAAGGCATTTCATCGATGGCTTTCCAGAGCGCGGTTCCTTCGTTGTTCTCTATATAGACAAGATACCTTTGTTTTGCAAATCTATGAAGATATTTACCATCTTCAACAATAGCCGTGACTTGTCCTGCACCAGCCTTCATGCCCACATAATAGGCCATGCCGTTTTTAGGGTCTGTGCCGACCACAATCTTTCTAATAAGTCCCTCCATTAATTCAAGGATATGCCCAGCTCGCCCAAGAGGTCATTAAGATCGGTGTTTTCTTCTTGATATGCATTATCCATAACCTCTTTTACTGTTTCTAGTTCTGAGCGGTCCTGGAGGTTGAAGCTATACATAGCTTTCATCTCGGCCTCTTCATCTCCAAATTCTACTGCATTCAAGTCGATTACTCCCACAACAATTGACGCAAGAACTCTTTCTTTCATTTCGAACTCGTCAATGGTCTCCTCCATTTTTTTAACGAGAGAATACATTTCAGCAAAGAAAAGGGTATCTTTTGGGTTCATGGTGTAAATTTGTTTAACTCAAATATACGAAACAATTAAGATGCCTAGGTCAACAGTTAAAAAAACAAAGCTATTTAGAGAGGTGTCAAAACTTCCAACTAAATATGTAAAGAGCAATTACTTAAAAAACCTACGCAGTGCAACGGACAGCTTCCTGGATAGCAATCCAGACCTCACCAGGTCGTATCTTAACTTAATGCTTTTCTTATATGATCTAGAATTTTTTACTATATCGTGGGTAGCAGAGAATTACGGTATGTACAAAAAGAACCTAGCCGACAGAATGATATACCCACTGGTTGCTTCTGGTTACCTATACAAACACTTTGATAAGCTTACGCCTTCTCAAACGAGAGAAGATCATTTATTTCGTGACGAGACAAAATTTAACTACAGGGTGCGATATGCGTTATCTCAGAAGGGTAGGTTGGCCGTACAAAGATTTTATAACTCACTTTAAACGAGAGGGTCAAGGGAAACATCAAACCTGTCTATGTACACAACATCTCCAGTCCCTTCTACATCGGTAGTTTCAAAAAAAACTATTATA